CCCAGCGTTTGCCAGGCAGCGCCGTCCCACTCTTCAGCCTGAACGTCAACCCAGCCAGGAGTCTGGTCAACGGACGACGCTTGCACTGTTGCTCGCACCGAAACGTACGAGGCTGCAGCGTAGGCAGTTTGCCAACCACCCTCCACGCCCCAGGTTCCGGTTGACTGCCAGTCGGTGCCTGCCAGAATGTCCGTCCAGGTCAGACCACCATTGGTGGATTTGGAAAACTTGTACGCGACGGTTGTGCCGCTGATGTCGCCGTTCTCCGAGTTGGTGACGGTCAGGGACGGAAAGTTGACGATCACTCGAACGGCATCGGCGTCCGGATTGCTGACGGCAAAGGTGTACGGTGTGTTCTTCTTGACGTTGACGCCGACGTTGAACGGGGCCTCGACGTACTTGCCGAAGTACGGAATGACCGTCTGGTTGTTCTCGCCCACGCGCCCTTCTGCCGTCACTCCGGAGAAATTGAATGTGCCGTCGCCGTTCTGCAAAGGCGTGTCGTTCAGAAAAACGGACTGCAGCCCCTTTCCAGCGCTGTCGCCGACCAGGCCGCCGATCGGGCCTTCGCCCAGCAGGTCGAGCAGAGTCAGCGTCGCCTTCGACCGTAGCGTGTCTTGTGCTTCATTCATTAGGCGGCAACCTCGTCAATGGAAATAGATGCAGAAATGGTTTGTGAACCTGCGAGAACGCGGCCATAGATCAGAGGTACGGGTGAGCCCTGACGCTGCGTGTTGGCAGCTCCGTCGAAGTAATACGACCCAGGGGTTTCACCATCTTTCTTGGTGTTGGGGCGCGGGCTGAGCGCTTCAATCACCCCGCCCAGAATCAATGCGGCACCAATCTTCACCATCCAAGGCTGGTTGAAATACAGGCCGGCCACTACGAGGATGACGCCGACGAAGATTTTCACAACCCCGGAGGCGCCTGCGGTCAGTGGCGCAAAACGAATCTCCTTGAGCTGGCCTCGTTCCAGGCTGTAGCTGTCGTCGTTCAGGTCCTCTTCGATGCCATCGGCGTTGATGCAAGTCACCCGATACTTGTCGTAAGTTTCCTTGTTCTCGATCATCCAGCGCGTCAGGCCAGGCTTGTTCGCCTCGATCATGCGAAGCGCTTCGGAAGGGCTGGACACGTTCAGCATCCACTCTTTCCCGAACTTCTTTCCCATGACGCCGTAAAGGCGAACTTTTGTCAGCATTTTGATTTGTGCCTCAGATGCAGCTTTGTCCTTGAAAGCCAATACGGACCGAAGGTTTCACGCCGTGAAAGGCGGTTCACCAGATGATGAAGAATTATATCACCCATGACATATACGGCAAGGTGGTTCGGAACCTCAGAATCCATGCCGATGCCCAGTATGTCGCCATTTTGAAAGGTGCCGTCCGTGACTCGAATGAAGCCCTGCGACTCCCAGTTTTCAGACACGATGTCCAGACCTTTGTTCCACCAGTGGCTGATTCTCAGCTCGGGAAAGCGGCGCAGCTTGATGCGAAACTCGCGCTCGTAAAAGTCGGTCACCAGTGAATAACAATCAAACGTGCCAAAGACGTATGGTCGGCCGACGTACTCAGCCCGAGCTCCGTTGGGCATGACGAGACGCGGCGATGGATCGTGAACGAACCTGCCCTCCTCGACGTGAATGCTGGAGATCAGCCAGGGCAGCTCGGTCATGTTGCAGCCGGCCTGGTCGTACTCCGACGGCTGGTTGCTGGTGTTGGGATGTGAATGCCAGATGGCCAGAATCTCACCGGCGTCTTCGGCTCGCATCCAGTCATCGGACTGGATCAGGAACTGGTCATTCGATTCGGCGACATTGTTGGCCGGCATAAAGCGGGCCTTCTTGTGGTCGGCGCGAATCACGAACCCGCAGGCTTCTCTGGGAAAGCACCGCTCGGCCTCTTCACGCATTGCGCCCGTCAGAGCGTCACTCAATTCCTCGTACTGCACCTGGGAATCCTCCAAAACGAATAGGTTGCGTTCCAAACCGCTTCTTGCAGCCGTCGAGTGTCTTCGAGCAGGTGTCGCCAGCTTGGGTCGTGGGCTGGTTGTTGCTGTTCAGGTAGACCGCGCCGGTGTAGCCACACTCGGTTCCGCGATACACCCAGGGGCAGCTGCTTTGGACCACCTGACGACTGGGCAGCTGTTGCCCGATCAGATCGAACGCCGAAGAAAGCTCGAACTCGATGACGTAACGGCTTTCCGTCAGCTTTCGCTCGACGTACCAGATTTCGTCACCCAGGTATTGGTTGGCGTCGGCCGAAGCGTTGCCTGCGGCGAAGTTTGCGGCGTCCAGGTATTTGGCAAACGTACGCTTTCGCGTTACTTTGCAGCCAACGAAGTCGTTGAAGGTTTTAACCTCTGCCGACAACAGGCCGTTGATGTTGGCAATGTTGAGCTTGGGACGAGGCAGCGTGCCCTTGGCGGTCACGTCGAACCCCTTGGCCTCGATCGGCATGGGCGTGTAGGTCTGCCCTTGCCAGATCACCGGCTGCTGCAGTCCGTTGGTGCCAGCGTGAAAGTAGAACTTTGTGCCGCCTGGCAGGTTGGTCGCGTCCAGAATGAAGAATTCCAGAAGCGCTGTCGGCGACAAAGATTGAAGGTCTGCCTTGAGTGTCATGCTTCAAATACCTGCTCAAAATCCATGCTGACGGTGACGTGGCCAGGGTTGCGCTGGACGTTCCAGGTGCGGCACACGTAGGTGTTCGTCACTCCGAACGCATTGGTCCAGTAAAAAGGCTGCACAGCGCCTCGCGCCTGTACGAATGCAAGCGCGGGCGGGTACGTGCCGATGCCGGTAGTGAACTTCAAAGTCCACTTTTCCGGCGCGTTGTTGATGCCTTGCGCCGAGCGTGCTTCGTAGCCGTCGCCGAACTTGGCCACGTTCACTTTTGGCTCTTGCGAGAGCTGGGCCTCGTAGTCAGGTCGATAATCAAATGTGTATGCTGCCATCTAGTCACCCGTGACTCATTTATACAACACGCCGCCAGGACGCTGTTGTGTTACCAATTCTTCCATCACCACACCACGCACGCGCTGAGCGACACGGTTCCAGGCTTGAGCGTCGTCACCTTGGCTTTCCTGTTTATCGTCGCCGTTCTTGTTCACTGTGATGCTGATGACCACATTGTTGCCGGCGCCGCCATCACCCGTCATCGTGACAGGGATGGTGCGACCGTCAGGCAGTGGCACATACGCTTCGGGCATGCGACCTTCACCGAACAGGGCCAGTTGAGGCTTGTTGGCGATGCCGCCGGCTGCGTAGGCGTGCAGCGGCATGGAACCTGCGCTGGACATGATGCCGCCGTCGGCGAACAGAAAGCCGCCTCCAGAGCTGGCCGCCATCGTGGCCATCGCAGTGGTCACCTCGGCTGTCATTGTGAGCATCGCGGCCGTTGTTTCGGCCGTCATGGTTGCGTAGGCTGTTGTGGCCTCAGTCGTCAGCAGCGCAAAGCCACTTGTCGCCTCGGCGCTCACGGTGGCCATGCCGGTTGTCATCTCGGTGGTCATGGTCGTCATGGCCGTGGTGATGGCGGCGGTCTGCTGAGTCTGCGCGGCTGCGCCGCCCAGGTCGCCCAGGCCCAGCATGCTGGAGGCTTTCTGGCCGAACGAGCCCATCATGTCGCCCACCATGCTGCCGATGCTCTTTCGCATCAGGATCGACAACAGGTCTTTGGCCACGGTTGAGGCGAACTCGCGGAACCCGAACTTGCCGCCCGAGAGCATGTTGGTCAGACGATCCATGAAGCTGTTCGCCCAGCTGGCGGTAGCGTTCTTCATGGCGTCAATGGAGTTCTCCCACTGCCCTTGCAGGCGCTGAATGGGCGTCTTGGTGTCCATCTCCAACTTGATCGCTGCAGCTTTGGACTTGTCTGTCCGACCTTTTTCCAAGAGTGCGATCAGCTCAGCCTTGCGTGTCTCGTCCTTGATGATCTTGTTGATCGCGTCCTTCTCGATGGCGTACTTGGCCTCGATCTGCGCGATCTCTTCGTCGTAGGCCAACTTCTTCTGAGTGGCCAGGTCGGCGAACTGAGCTTTCTGCTCCATGATGGCCTTGCGAGCAGCCATCGCACCGGAGCTTGCGAAGTCGAGTGCGGCGGCGCCTGCAACGGCCGAGAACGCACGCTGCTTTTCTTCGCCGTACAGCTTCATGTTCTTTTGCGCCTCGGTCATCGTCTCTTCCAGACGAGCGTAGCGGCGCTGCACCGCAGTCAGCGATGCCTCTTCTTTGGCCAAGCCGTCAGACGAGTAGCGAGCCGTTGCCGCATTCAAGTCCTGCACGGCCGCTTCAGCGATTTGGCGAGCCTCGGTCAGCGCCTTTTGCTGGTCAGCATCGACCTTCGTCTCGGCGCCGACCGTGATGGCTTGCTTCACGATGCCACGCGCAGTCAGGCCGCCCGACTTGGGGATGACCATCTTGTTGTCGAGATCGGTCAGCTTGTCCAGGAAGGC